CTGCAAACCCGCAAGTGGACCGACCAGCAGGGCGTAGAGCGCTATAGCACCGAAGTGGTCATCGGCCGCTTCAAGGGCGAACTGACCCTGCTGGGCACCAGCCAGGGCAGCAACAACAACCCGCCACCGCCCGGCGGTCCCGACGACTACGGCCGCAGCAGCAGCCGCACCGTCGGCGGATACGGCGGCAGCCAGCAGCGGGGCGGCGGTGTCGGTGGCGGTGGCGGCAGCGGATGGGAACCGCCGCCGGACCTGGACGACGACATCCCGTTCGCGTGGCCGGGCGACATGCCCATCGGCCGTCAGGTGCCGTAGGGGAGGAACGCAATGCGTCGCTCTATCTCCATCGCCACGGCGGCCGAACTGCTGGATACCAGCGCGGACACCATCCGCGACATGCTGAATAATGGCCAGCTGGCCGGTCATTACCTGCGCCGCGAACGTCGGGTCTACACCGACAGCATCAGCGACTACCAGCAGTCCAACGAAATTGCCGCCAAAGCCGCTAGCGACAAAGACAACAAGCCGCGCCGGGCGACCAAGGTGCAGACCGACGCTTCGCGCACGTTGGCGCAGTTCGGTCTGTAGACGTCCGTCAGCGAGCCCGCGAAGGAGTGACTATGCCAGCGCCGCAGCCATCATATTGGGAAGCCATCACCGCCGAGGAGCTGAAGCTGACAGCAGGCCTCGATTGCGGTGGCGGGTGCTGGCTGGACTGCGGATCGTGCGGCATCGGTCAGGCTCGGAAAGAGATCGAGCGGCGCGCCGCCATCACCAAGACCGCCCAGGACGTTGGCGATAACTGAAGCTTTCGCCTAGGTTTCTTATACGTGATCGTATATTTTCCTATTGCGCGAATTATACGCCAGCGTATAATTGACCATCAAGACGGGGTTGGCCCGCAAATAGGACGCGAAAGAATGCAACTCACCGCCGAAGCCAAGGCTCGCATGCTGAAGATATATTCGCCGCAGGTTATTGACCTGATGATGCGGAAAAAGCATTTCTTTTCGGAAGAAAAGGCAAATTCCATAGCGCAAAAATATATCGACGCTGGCTTTCCGTCCGTGCGGGTGGAACACAAGCCCCACAGCAAAATTCGAGTGGGTATCGAGCAAGAACACTGGCTCATTGTTCATGGCGCGCCCCCGCGCATTGACAATCCTGCCGAACAAGCGCCGTGGGAAGTATGATGCTGAATAAATCCGCTCTTTTCGCCGCCGGGCTTCGTCCCGGCGAACTCGCGCGGATCATCAAACGCAGCGAGAACACTGTCAGCCGGTACATGCCGGATAGCCCGCAGCACATCGAACCGCCGGCAGCCGTGGTCGCGCTGGTGCACGCTTGGCCCCACTTGCCCGAGAAGGTGCGGGCTGAATTGCTGGCGGGTAAGCACCTTGACGGCGAGAACGGATAAGGAGCGATATTTGTCCACCAGCTTCCCCATCATCCCTATCCCTGTGGGCGAAAGACTTCCGCCCGAAGGCGACCACGTCCTGGTCTGGTTTGACCAGGGCGCGTGCATCGGAGCGAGGTACGGAGAGGTTTGGCGAGAAGCGCAGTTCGGCGAAGACCAGCTGCATGGCGTCACCCATTGGGCTGACGTTCCACCCAAGATCATGGGTTAATGGGGGTTGCCGTGGGCACCTACTTCAACGATGCGCGTCAACGGTGGATGTATAACTTCATCCGCAAGGGCGAACGCCATTCCGGCTACTGCGTCAATGAGGACGGCAAGCCGTCCACCACCAAGCGCCAGGCCGACGCCTGCGAAGCCAGGATCAAGCGCGAGGTAGAGAAGGCGCTGAAGTCCACAGCGACCGCCCAAGGCGTGCGCGTCATCGGGTGCTTCACCGTCGAACAGATGTTCGCCGACTACGTCAGCCAGAGCGCCGGGGGGAAACGGTCGTTCTCCACCAATATCAAGCGGTATGTGGCGCAATGGATGGACTTCCTGGGCCGTCAGCGGGCCGTCACGTCCATCACCAGCGACACCATCGAAGAATTCATCGTCCATTCCAGGGCCCAGCTGCGCGGGGTCTATTCCGGCGGGCCGAAGAAGGGCGGGCCGATCAAGGTGAAGGACAACGCCAGCCTGCGGACGGACAGCACAACGAACCGCTATCTTGCCTGCCTGCGCGCCGCCATCAACTGGGCGTCCAAGCGCGGCAAGATGCCGCCGCTGCACGTCCGGCACCTGGAAGAGCCCACCGAACTCCCCACGCCGATCAGCCCTCAGCTGGTGATGGCCATCTGGGCGAAGGCGCCGCCGCATCTGCGGCTGGCCATCACCATTGCCGTCCACACCGGCATGCGCCTGGACGAAACCCTGGGGCTGCGCTGGGACTGGATTGACCTGGACGCCCGCACCATCACGCTGCCCAGCAAATCGACCAAGTCGAAGGCCGGGCAGGTGGTGTTCGTCAACGACGACCTGGCCGCCGCCCTCAAGGACGCGCCGCGCGTTTGTGACGTCGTCATCACATACACCCGTGCGGTGAAGAAGGAGGCGCTGGAACGTCGGCCGCCCAGGCCGATCAAGTCGCTGAAGCGGGCATGGCAGACCGCGCAGAAGGCCGCCGGCATCACCAAGCCCTATCGCTTCCACGATCTGCGGGCGACCTTCTGCACCGCCGTCCTGGCCGCCAACAACAACCCCATGGTGCTGAAGAGCGCCGCGCGCCACGCCTCGCTGAACACCACCATGCGCTATGCGAAGCTGGCCGACGATTCGGTGCGGCAGGCGTTCAACGCGACGGCCGGTTTGATAAGGTCACAAACGGAAGTCACAAACAAGCCGCAGAAGGTGCCCCGCCGCAAGCCCAAGGCTGCGGAGAAAAATGGCGGAAATGCTGGTGTTTAA